CTGGCTTCGATCTGAACTCTGACTTAAAAAATCAGTTTCAGGCATACAAGGGTAGCGTCGATGACAAGACAGCCACCATTGATATGAAAGCAGCTAGTGATACTATATCCAAACGTATGGTCGAAGAAATTCTTCCGTACGATTGGTATAAAGCACTAGATGTAACTCGAAGCCATAGTTTTATTCTTGACGGTAAGAAGAGAGTTTTTGAAAAATTCTCTTCTATGGGTAATGGCTTCACTTTTGAACTGGAGAGTATGATCTTTGTAGCTTCGGCACTCGCTTCTTGCGAGTACTTAGGCTTAGAGACCGACTCTGTATCAGTCTTCGGTGATGATATTACCCTACCTTCAAGTGCCGCATCTTTGTACGCTGAGTTTTGTGATTTCCTCGGCTTTACCGTGAATACCGAGAAGAGCTTCTCTTCTGGGCCGTTCAGGGAAAGCTGTGGAAGTTACTATTTCAACGGACATGATGTAAAGCCTCTCTTTTTAAAGGAGTATCCTGGAAATGTCGAAAGAGTTTACAATTTTGCTAACTCTATTCGTCATCTTGCTCACCGTCGTACTTACAGTACTGGCTGTGATCCTCGGTTCAAGTCATTACACTCCATGATTATCGCTTCGTTGCCGAAAGCCTTACGGCTATTCGGTAATGTCAGCGGTGGTCAAGGGTGTATACACTCGAACTTCGACGAATGCTGTCCCGTAAAACTTGGCCATGGACTTGAGGGTTTTACCTTCAAGGCTTTGGTCCAAGTTCCGGTAAGCGTTCAGCAGGATTCACACGGTCTACTTGTAGCTCGTGTGAGGCAGATCGGTGGCGAAATATCGTACAAAAACGATACTACGCTCCGACGGCGAACTAGGCTAAGTCTGAAAAACTTAGTCGCTACGCAGTGGTACAACTTTGGGCCTTGGCTTTAAAGGCTAGGACCGTCAGTTCCCCTACTGGCTGGTTGGCAGATATTTGATTTTCATCTCAAATACTACCTTAATTGGATA